ATAGGGCCGACAGGCCCTAGAATCGATTGTAAGCGCCGTTCGAGGGTCGGCTGGTACGTTCGGACGTCCGGAGGGCCGCCCGTGGCCTCAGAGGGCCGACCCGCTCACTTTAAACGGTTGGAGACAATCGTCAACAAATGGAGACAAGCGTCAACAGGCGGATGCACCACAAAAGCGGTGCCATACGTTGCCATACGTTGCACTATGTAGCACTACACTACATGTAGTGCACGCTATATCGGATATCCCACCCCGGCTCGGGCTCTCCCCTATAAGGTTAATAGACACAAAAACTAATTTTCCCCTCACCCTTTTCCCTCCTGGGAATTTTTGTTTCACGTGCAACATATTCCCTCTTTGACAAATGCACTGCATTGCCATACGATACATGTATGGCACGCGGCAGAGGCAGACCCTCGGCGGAGGTTATTCCCCGTCGTTCAATTGACAAGCTCCGGCAGGGTTACCTGTCGAATTGCCTTCCTCCGCTCGACCTGGTGGCCAATGCGCTCGGGGTCAGCCGCTCGATGATTGGCAAGATCATCCACAACCGGGCCTACTACTCATCGGCCTACGCAAGTCAGTTGGACATCATAAAGGAGCGCCGGGCTCAGTTTCTGCTGGAGCTGACCGATGGCTGACTTCTGGGATGTCGATGCCCTCCTGGCAGAGCCGGAGGAGGAAGAGGAGGAGGTCCTCACCCCTGCCGAGGTTGTGTCGGTGCCGTCAATCGAGGTGGTGCGGCACAACCTGCTGGCCTTGATTCAACAGGCGCTTGAGGGGGCAATCCACACATCAGCGGCGCGGGAGTTGGAGCCGAATGATGTGAAGGTGGTCTCGGAGCTGATGCGGGCTTTGAAGTTGGCTGAAGATATGCAGAAGGATGACGCACTAAGTCAGATGGATGATGAGACGCTTCAGATGCTAGCGGAGAAGGCGCTGGCGGTGAAGCAGTTGGGGGATGGCGGAAGTGATTCGGATTAGAGAAGGGCGCCCGGAGGATATGGCGTTTGTATATTCCTCTTGGGTGAAGTCGTATGCGGGACGAAACAAAGATGTTCCCAGGGGTCTCGTGTACGGGGCGCAGGTTGATATCATCCGAGAGGTCGTGCGCGGGTGCCGCATCCTTGTGGCAACTCCGGAGGGGTCGGATGATGATATCTGTGGGTGGGTGTGCTATCGTTTGCCCGTGTATCAGTTCATGTATGTCAAAGCGCCGTTTCGGCGATTTGGTGTAGGCATCACACTGATGAAGGCGACCGGGTGGGAGAGTGGGCCGATTATGGGGGCCTACAAGCCATCGAAAGAAATACTGAAAAAGATTGAGTTTGAGTATGCGCCGCAAATGCAGCGGCTGGACATGCTGGAGAGGTTTGCCAATGAAGGTGTATGCAGTTAGGTTTAACACGGATGTAAAACCATTGATGAACCAGACGTTTATCGATGTGAATCACCCGGCCACCAAGGGGTTTAGCCTTAGGGTGGATGGGCAGTTTTTGCTGGTCTCGCACGAGAAGGGTGATGAGTTTGCCGTGCCGATGTCGTCAGTCTCATGGATGAAGATTGATGGGGCGGTGATTAAGCCCAAGCGAGGGCGACCAAAGAAGGCGGTCAGTGAAGCAGTATGATGCCGATAGCATACTCCAAGAGTATGTTCGCCGGTTTGGCGATACGACAAAGCTCGAAGACAATCGCGAGCTAGGGCATCGTACTTTCAAATGGCGCAATGACTTGTTTGATTACCAGCTCAAGTTCATTGACGACGAGTCACAGATCAAGACGGCGCTGTGCAGCCGTCGAAGCGGGAAGACGTATGCTTCGTGCTACTATTTGCTTGAGGAAGCCAGTCGGACCCCGGACATCATCTGTGCCTACATCGCATTGACCAGGCGGTCAGCCAAGCGACTGATGTGGTCGGAGCTCAAGAAGGCCGACCGGAAGTATATGCTGAACATCAAGTTCAACAATGCTGAACTGGTGGCGGAGCTGAAGAATGGCTCTCAGATTATTCTGGCAGGGGCGGATGACGAGGCCGAGGTCGACAAGCTCCGTGGCTCGGCGTACCGGCTGGTTATCATCGATGAGGCGGCGTCGTTCGGGCCGCACTTGTCGGTGCTCATCGAAGAGGTTTTGGAGCCGGCGCTTGTTGACCACAACGGAACGCTTGCGATGATTGGGACACCAGCGGCTCACTGCTCGGGCATTTTCTATGAGGCCACCACTGGGATTAGGTCGGAGTATTCCACTCACAGCTGGACCATCATGGAGAACCCGCACATTCCACATGCTGGGGAGTGGCTAGCCAAGAGGCGTAAGCAAAAGAGGTGGGCCGAGGATAACCCCATCTACCTGCGCGAGTGGCGAGGTAAGTGGGTGCGCTCGGATGACTCACTGATTTATAAATACAGCGAAGAGAACTTGGTCGAGTCTGTGCCCCTGGATGAGTTTGATTTTGAGTACGTGCTCGGGATTGACCTTGGGTACGAAGATGCGACGGCGCTGGTGGTGGGGGCTTTTTGTCGGGACTTGCCTGACTTCTACATTGTCGATGCATTCAAAAAGAGCCACATGCTGCCGGTGGATATTGCGGCGGCGATACGGGATATGGACGCTGTCTATGGGTTTACGACCATGGTGGCCGATACCGGGGGCCTGGGTAAATCGATTGTCGAGGAGTTTAGAAAGCGCTATTCGCTGCCCCTGAAGGCCGCGGAAAAGCGCAACAAGGGCAGCTACATAGAGCTAATGAACGACGATCTAGCGACAGGCAGGGTGAAGGTGCTAGACCAAAGCATCTTAGCCGAATGGGATGTTTTACAATGGGACGAAGACCGACGCAAGGAAGACCCTCGGTTTGACAACCACCTGTCCGATGCCTGCCTTTATGCCTGGCGAGAGAGCCGCCACTACACATTCCAAGACGACACAGACTACGTCCCTGATGGATACTCCCAAGAAGAGTTCAGGATTATGCAGCGCATCGAAGACAAGATATATGAGCCGGAGAAAGACTGGTGGGAATCAGAATGGACGTTGAATTGATAATAGCCCTGGCACAAGAGCACGGGCTCAAGCGTCTGAGGGTTGGTGATATAGAAGTAGAACTCTGGGAAAAGCCGCGCCAGCGCTATAGTCAGGCCGTGCCTGTGGGGGCTCTGGTGGATGAGAGCATTCCAGATGATGAAGAAGACCTTTTTTATTCAGTGGAGTGAATAAATGAAGCCGAGCACATACTGGTGGAACGTCCAGACAGACCCGCATGAGATGGTTTTTGACACGGTTGAACAACTGACAGAGAACCAGAAGTACCGAAAAAGAGACAACTTTAACCATGCGCGGCTCTACGGCAACGCATTCTTGTCAGACCTACAAAACTCGATGACCATGGTGAAGAACACCAAGAGCCGAGTTACGCTCAACATCATCCAATCGATGTGCGACACGGTGACAGCGCGGGTGGCCAAGGCAAAGCCCATGGCAACCTACCTCACATCCGGTGGCGACTGGAGCATGCAGCAAAAGGCAAAGCTCCTAACCAAGTTTACCGAGGGCCAGTTCTACGAGTCAGGCATCTACAAGGTCGCGCCTAAGGTATTCCTGGACGCCTGTGTGTTTGGCACCGGGGCCATGAAGGTCTTTGAGGAAGATGGAGACATCAAGGTTGAGAGGGTCTTTATTGATGAGATTATCATCGACGATCTTGAGTGCAGATACTCAGAACCAAGACAGATGTTCCAACAGAAGCTGGTCTCTAAGGATGTACTGGCAGCTTTATTTCCAGAGGCCAAGGACAAGATTTATGAAGCGTCTAATTATGAAGATGACGATACTCAGTACAATCATGCTAGTGAGCAAATTGTATGCATCGAAGCGTGGCACCTCCCATCGTCCAAGAAGTCTAACGATGGACGACATGTAATAGCTATTGAGAATTGCACGCTCATGGATGACTCCTACGAGCGACACTCTTTCCCATTCTGCTTTATCCGCTGGACCGAGCGCCTATTAGGCTTTTTTGGCCAAGGATTAGCCGAGCAGCTCACCGGCATTCAGGTAGAAATCAACAAGCTCCTGCGTATGATTCAGGAGCAAATGCACCTGGCCACGCCAAAGGTTTTTGTCGAAGCAGGCTCTAAAATCTCCAAGGCACACATCAACAACGAGATTTGGGGCATCATTGAGTATGCCGGAACACCACCAACGTTTTTTGTGCCCAAAACAGTGTCTGGGGAGATTTTTGTACACCTAGACCGGCTGTTTACTCGTGCATACGAGATTGCCGGCGTCAGCGTGCTTGCTGCGCAGTCCAAAAAGCCAGCTGGGCTCGAATCGGGCGTTGCATTGCGTGAATTCCAAGACATTGAGACCGAGCGCTTTATCATGGTCGCCAAAGAGTACGAAAACCTCTTTTTGGAAGCCGCAGAGCAGATGATTGACATCGCACGGGATGTCGCACAGCGCGGAGACGCTTATGAGGTGTTTAGTCATGGCGATGAGAGCATAGAGCGCATCAATTGGAAAGAAATAGACCTAGAGAGCGCAGAATACGTCATGAAGGTCTATCCAACGTCGCTGCTGCCAACAACACCGGCTGCAAAGCTCCAAAAAGTCATCGAAATGCTGCAAGCGGGCATGGTCACCCAGCAAGAGGCTCGCGCCCTGCTTGATTACCCCGATTTGGAGGCCGTAAACCAGCTGGCAACTGCTTCTCAGGAGCTTTTTAACAAGATTATTGACGAAGCAATCAGCAATGGGCGCTACAACCCGCCGGAACCGTTTATGAACCTGGCGATGGGCATCCAGATGGTCCAATCAGCCTACCTCAAGGCCAAGATAGACAACGTGCCTGAGGTTCGGCTCGATTTGCTGCGCAGGTTCCTGCAGGACTCTATCGCAATGCTCGCATCAATGCAGCAACAGGCCGCAGCGCCACCAATGGAGCAAGATGTTGCCCAGCAGGGCACCCGGCCAAACGCTTTATCAGGACAAGAGGCAGCCCAAGAGCAAGTGGCCGCCCCAATGCCAACATAGGAGATTTAAATGGAAGAGCAGCAGGAAGCACCACCGGCAGAGGTTGTAGAAGAGGCGGTCGAAGAGGCGGCAACGGAAGCCGCCGAAGTCGCCGAAGCCGTCGAAGAGAAGCCAGACTTTTCTCGTCAGTTTGGGGCAATTGCAAGAAGAGAGAAGGAGCTGCGCAACAGGGAGGCGAGGCTCAAGGAGCTTGAGGCCCAGTACAACGAAGTTCAGGGATACAAAAATGAGTATTCGGGAATTCAGTCGCTAGCCAAGGAAAACCCCTACGAGGCGATAAAAAAACTGGGGATTGACTACGATGCTTTGACGCAGCAAGTCATCAACGAGGGTGAGCCCACGGCTGACCAGAAATTAAAGCTCGAAAACGAGGCTTTGCGTGCTCGCATTGAGAAGCTTGAGGGCGCTTACAATGAAGAGCACAAGCAGCGCGAGCAGGCCCAGGCCCAGGCGGCTCGCAACAAATTAATTGACAACGTAAAGCAATTCGTTGACGATGGTGGTGACTACGAATTCATTCAGTCGAATGATGCCTATGGTCTCGTCGCGGAAGTCATGCAACAGCACTACATCCGCACGAAAGAGATCATGGAGTATTCAGACGCTGCAAAAATGGTTGAAAGCCATTTTGAATCCGAAGCAGAGCGATACCTGAGCAGCAAAAAGCTGCAAGATAAGTGGCGGGCCACTAGCCAAAAAGAGCCCGAAGCAGAAGAAGCGACTCCAGAAGCCGAAACAGCGAAATCATCACGGCCAAAAACACTTAGCAATGAAAACACTGCTAAGAAAACAGAACCGTCTAGCGGTGCCCTAGAGAGTAAAGAAAAGTCTCTGGAGCGCGCTGCCTCGCTTTTACGCTGGGAATAACCGGCACTTACTGGAGTTAAAAAATGGCGCTCGACATTGCAACAGTTACCCAGGCGCTGAAGGAGCACTACAAGCCCCTTCGCGTCCAGAATATGGTTTATAAAGACAATCCGCTTCTCGCCCTTATGCCGAAGTACACAAAGTTCGGCGGCGAGAATATGCCCATTCCGTTGATTTTCGGAAATCCGCAGCGACGAAGTGCAACATTCGCTAGCGGTCAGGGCGTAGACTCTACATCCTCGCTTGGTCAATTCGTACTGACACGCGTGAAGGATTACTCATTCGCAAGCATTACCGGCGAGTCCATCAAGGCTACGGAGCGAGACAGCGATGCTTTCTTGCGCTACGCCACCATGGAGATTGACGGCGCAATGCACTCGCTAACTCGGTCTTTGGCCACGTCAATGTATCGGGATGGGACAGGCTCTATCGGAACCGTCTCAAGCGAGTCTAGTGGCACATATACGCTCACTGACCCCGAGGACATTACCAACTTTGAAGTTGGCATGGTTCTTAATGTTTTCCAGCATCAAACCACATCAACAACGGATTCACGATACCGTAAGCCAGATCCACTAAACCAGATTGGTGGAGACCTTACGGTTACAGCGGTTGACCGCTCGGCGGGCACGTTTACTGTTTCGGGAACAACAGGTTCGCCGGCGCTTCATAACCAAGTGCTTCAAAAGGGCGACTTGAATGTTAAAATCAGCGGCCTAGAAGCGTGGGTTCCTCGCGTTCTGGATACAAACAACAAGACCCTGTTTAGCCAAGACCGAAGCACAGACGTGTCTCGTCTCGGTGG